AGGCAGATCAGAGTATGACATAACGGTGCCGTAGCCAGCCCAGATCGAATCATCTTCTTTCTCTACTGGTGCTCGATATTCTGGTAGCAGATAGCCAAACGAATATTCAAAAATGTTTACTACGCCTTGATGATCACCAAAGTGATGATCAAGTCCTAAAATGTGACCAACTTCGTGCACGAATGTTTCATGCGCTCGCTCATAGTATCGTGTCGCGGCATATTCTTGAAAGACTGTGTTCTGAAAACATTGTGTGATTCCTCGTGTCTTTTGGACTCCTCGTGTTCCATCTACTTGAGCAACACCACACGCAATAGGATCTTTCTCTTTCTTTTTAAACAAAAATGCAATGTCAGCCTCTGCGTTTCGTTGCCACTTTTCGACATCACTAAATTCGTAACGATCACCAAAGAATGCTGTGTACTGTCGCCTTAGATCACCTGCACCAACTTCTACCATTTTTAAATCGACAAGTCGAAGAACAATATAAACACCAGAATCAGCAAAGACTTTGTTGGCAAAATCCAATTCACGGCGAATGTATTCTTCATGTGTCAAGCCTTCCATGTCTTCTTCGGTGAGTTTGCTATCAACAACTGCGAGTAAGTCAATTACTGCTAGTTGCTCATTATCCACTTCATATGGAAAGTCAACGCCTGTTCGCTGAAGCACACCATCACAATTCATGTAGTCATACCAAGGGTGTTTAGTGTCAGTTGGATCAGAAGGGCAAGATGCTGGCGGATCCATCTGAGGAATAAAACCACATTCTTCAGCATCTTCTTGTATAGTCTCAACCTGTTTGCCACCGTTTCCATCAGCTACGTCTTGCACAAGTGTAAGAAGCTGAATAAATCTATTCTCAGGACTAGGCTCTTCTACACAGTATGGTTCTGATAAAGGTGTGCCAAATGCGGGTGGAGGTTCATAGCCACATTCTTCTGAATTTTCTGTTTTTTCTACGATCTCGCCGCCAGCACCATCTGCTGTGACAATTACTAATGTGTGCGGATCTTCACAGTACTCATCTAAAACAGTACCTTGTGCGGGATGATTGACAGATGGTGGTTGCTCTATAATAGCAGAAGATTCTTCACCGCCCGAACAACCTACGAGCAGAGCAAATAAAATGGGCATGTACTTAATCATATTATTAGTCCAAATAGTGCCTTGATTTATTTATATAAATACCATTATACAGCAACTCACTTGGGAATATCAATGGCTGATTTTACATGCGATCCTACATATCTTGCGCCGACTGGATTTAAGGTTGCGCTTGATCGAAAGAACTATCCAAACATTCAGTTCTTTGCTCAACAAGTACAGCATCCTTCTATGGACATGACTGCTACTGAATTGCCTTATCGTAGAGTGGGTAATGTTGTTACACCGGGCGATACTTTGTCTTTCGGCACTGTCAGCATGGATATTCTGATGGACGAAAACATGAACGTCTATCAAGAAATCTATGACTGGATGCGCAGACTTGTCGAAGAAGAATATAAGTCAAATACAGGCAGACTGCTGTCCACTAATGCAGATGAAATTGGATCATTCTGTGATATCAGTGTGTCTGTATTGACAAGTCACAATAATATTGGTCGAACAATCAAGTATGTAAATGCACTGCCTACTTCGCTAGGTGACGTACAATTTGCGGCTACGAGCCAGGGTGAATACATCACGTTCCCTGTCTCATTCAGATTTGATTATTTTGAGTTAGTGTGATATAATACACTTCGTGTATCTTTTAATACAGTAATGGTATATTATGAATTTAGAAAACATTCTTCAGGAGTGGAAGAAAGACTCACATATCGAGTATAACAAACTTGATGTGACTTCGCAAGAGACTCCTAAACTACACGCAAAATATCTTGAGCTATATAGTAACGCAAAGCTTAAACTCAAAGACGCAGAGTTTAAGCAGAAGGTATTGCTCAAAGACAAGTGGCTATATTACAACGGGAAGATGCCCGTCGAAACTGTGATTGAGAAAGGATGGAATCCTGATCCGTTCGATGGTCTAAAAATTCTCAAAGGCGAGATGGATTACTACTACGATAGTGATCCTGAGATTATGGCAAGTGAAGCAAAACTCGCTTACATGAAAGAAGTTGTCGATACCCTCAAAGAGATTATGGACAACATTAAGTGGCGTCATTCGACGATAAAGAACATGATCGATTGGAAAAAGTTTGAGGCTGGATTTTGATTGGATTGCTAGGACTACTGGCTGTGTTTCTGTGCCCAATGGTATTTGGTGGCATTACGTTTGTTTACTCGCACAGTGCAATACATCAAGAAACCTTAGACCGCTGGAAGCGACAAGGGTACGATGCAGATAATTAAACTCAAAATGAAAGACTATGCGATGCTTCAGTTGACCGAGTGTGAACCACATATAGTCACTGAACTATCCGAGCATTTCACGTTTGAGGTTCCAGGCGCTAAGTTCATGCCCGCTGTAAAACGTAGAGTTTGGGACGGCAAGATTCGTATGCTTGATCGCACTACTGGTCAGATCAATGCTGGCTTATACTGGGCGATTAAGAAATTTGCGATGGAGCGCGGCTATGGTATTAAAGTTGAAGAAGGACCATACGGCTATCCATACGCGACCAACAAAGTAAATCATCTCAAAACAATCGAGTGGCTTGACTCGCTCGATATGCCTTACAAGCCTCGTGACTATCAGTACGAAGCACTGACACACGCAATCAAATATCGTCGCGCTATTCTGCTGTCGCCCACTGGCTCTGGTAAGTCTTTTATCATCTACATGTTGATGCGATGGTACTTAGAAAATCGACAGGCGGGCAAAAAGATTCTACTGATTGTGCCTACGACCTCTCTTGTAGAGCAAATGTATTCAGACTTCAAAGACTATGGCTTTGACGTTGACAATAATTGTCATCGAATCTACAGCGGCAAAGATAAAGAGACGGACAAAGATATAGTCATCACAACATGGCAATCTATTTACAAACTGCACCCTGTTTGGTTTCACGAGTTTGGTTGCATCTTTGGCGATGAGGTACATGGATTCAAATCGAAATCGCTCTCATCAATTATGAACAAAGCTGTAAACGCTGAGTATCGATTCGGCACAACGGGTACACTTGACGGCACACAGGTACACAAATTGGTGCTTGAAGGTCTATTTGGTCCTGTTCATCGTGTGACTACAACGCATGAACTTCAGCAGAAAGATACGCTGGCTAAACTAAATATAGATATACTATTGCTTCAGTATTCTAAAGAACAGTGTAAAGAAATGGAGGGCAAGACCTATCAAGAAGAAATTGACTTCATCGTCTCAAACGAAAAACGAAATAAATTCATTTCAAATCTTGCGGTCGATAGGAACGGAAATACGTTGGTTTTATTTAACTTGGTGGATCGTCATGGCAAGGTGTTGCGGGATCTGATCGAAACCAAACTGAAAGATGGGCAACGATTATTTTACGTCTCTGGTGAAACCAAAACCAGCGACAGAGAGCAGATTCGGAATATTGTGGAGAAGCAAAAGAATTCTATTATACTCGCTAGTCTGGGTACTTTCTCCACTGGCATTAATATCAAAAATATACATAATATTATATTTGCGTCTCCTTCGAAAAGCCAAATCCGTGTCTTACAATCAATCGGAAGAGGACTAAGAAAATCTGATGATGGTACTGACGCACACTTGTTTGATATTGCAGATGATCTGCATTGGAAGTCACGAAAGAATTTTACATTGTTGCACAGTGCCGAGCGAATTAAAATTTATAATAATGAAAAGTTTCCTTACAAAATAACACAGATAGGAATGTGACATGGATTACCAAGACAATTTAGCACAGTTCAAATTTAGTAACGGCCAAGAAGTTGTTTGCGAAGTCATGGAGTGGCCTGAAGATAAAACTCAGGATATCATTGTTCGAAATGCCATGTCAATCATTATGGGCGAAGATCAAGATGGTGATAGAGTCTATATGTTTAGACCATGGGCACATTATCTAGAAGCGCCTGATGAATATATTTTGGTGAACACTCTTCATGTTGTGAGTACAAATCGTCCTAGTGTTCATCTTGAAGAAGAGTATAAGTATGCTGTTACAGAGATGCACAAACACAGGCGACTCAGAGATGCGGCCGCAAGAAAAGAGCAGAATGAAGCCTTTGAAAGATTACAAAACGCTATGGTAAAAATGATTGAAAATGACTCTACTGGAATCTTGTCGAATGTGCTACCATTCCCCGGTCGTGATGACACACTGCATTAGTATATTCTGTCGCCCTGCGCGTGGAGTTAGATTTTAACACGATTTTTTTAATCTGTCAAGCTTTTTTTTATATTAATTTTATTTTATAATGGTAACAATATGCAAACTGTGAGTACTGATTTATGAAAGAAAACAAACCACACTACGTCAACAATGCTCAGTTTTCTGAGGCTGTTGTCGAGTACGTAAGACACGCCAACGCTGAAGTCTCAGCAGGCAATCCCAAACCCATCGTGCCAAACTACGTAGCGGAATGCTTTCTTAAGATTGCTGAAGGATTGTCTCACAAGGCCAACTTTGTGCGTTACACGTATC